AGCATTGCAGGAGTGCAGAAAGCAGGCAGAAAAAGAAATCGAAGAACTTAACCGGAAAAGAAAAGAAGAAAATGAGCGAAAAGAAGCTGTTATTAATGCTATTAAATCCGGCAGAATCACAAAAAACGACGTCATGAAAACAACCGGATTTGATTTTGTGGGATATAAAATTGTCAGATATTGCGGAATCGTAACCGATACTGCGTTATACAGTTTAGGCATGATGACGGATTTAAAAAATGCAATGAATTTTAAAGCGATGGTCGCAGGAAAAGAATATAGTGCATTTTCAGAAAAAGTGCAAACTTTTATAGATGAATTAATGAACGACATGGCATTAGAAGCCTTGTACAAGGGCGCAAACGGTTTAGTTGGAATATCATATAGCTGTGCACCGTATTGGAATACCGGCGACATTTCATTAATGATTACAATGAGCGGAACGGCTGTCTGCATTGAAAAGGAGTAGAAACTTATGGCATTTACAAATAAACGCGGAGAAAATATTAGTTTTGAGTGTTCGGAGCTGATAGATGAGTTAAAATCGGATATTGAGGAGTTCGGCGGTGACAAAATTGTAGCCGCGCGGTGCAAGGATACGCACGGTGTAACGTTGTATGTTAATTATGATTTTATTGAACCGGAAGACCCGATAAAGGAATCGGAATTACAGGAAGACGAATACATACAGACCATGACGATGACAGCGTTGCTTATGCTGTTGGAACAACAAGACAAATTATTTTAAAAGCTATAGGGAGTGTTGCGGCACTTCCTATTTTTAAATTCTATGAGAAAGGGGAAACAATGCCGAGGAAAGCAGACACTACTATTATTGATAAAGTATATAACAATTTGAAAGTTGACAAATTGACGGACCAGTACAATTCATATCATAGAAGACTTTATGAATGTACTTGTTTGCTGTGTGGGAAGAAAAGACTTGCTACTAAACAAAATCTTCAAAGAAACGAAGTAAAGGATTGTGGAAATCATCGGGATTATAAGGATATTAAAAATAAACGTTTTGGCAAATTAGTTGCAGTATACGTTACCGATCAAAAAAGCCATACAAAAAGCAGATGTAAAATATGGCATTGTAAATGCGATTGCGGCAATGAATGTGATGTACATTATGATGATTTAAAAAACAGAAAAGTAAAAAGCTGTGGCTGTTTAAAAAACGAAAACATTCAAAAATTATACGCTTATGGTACTGCACCGTGCAAATTGAACGGAAATAAAATAAGAAAAACAAATACATCAGGGACAACAGGTGTTTGGTTTGATAAGTCAAGGAATAGGTGGTGCGCAGAAATAATGTTTAAAAAGACAAAATATTTTTTAGGACGCTACAAAAGCAAAGAAGAAGCTATAAATATTCGGAAAATTGCAGAAGATAAAATTTTTTGCGAATTTTTAGAATGGTATGAAAAAACTAAAAAAAGTGATTGACTTTTTGCGAGGCATTGATATATTTATTCTATATAGTAAAAAGAGAGGAAGTGAAAGAAAAATGCCGGCGGGACACTTGAAAAATGAACATGATAAAGAGAATAAGGAACAGGACTTTGAAACAACATTTTTGCATGGGCATGACGGTTCGCAATGTATATATTATACAAATGAAAAATGCTTATATTATAATGACTGTGAATCACCGTGCCACCATTGTCATCACTACACGACAAAAATTAGAAATTGAAAAACTGCTTGTTGTTCGCAACGGGCAGTTTTTTTAAATTTTCGCTCAATTTTTTATTCGGAAAAATTTTTAACCCCCCGTCCCTTTAGATTTTCAGCCCGGTCAATCCATTTTCAAAAATCCTCGATTTTCGAGCGGATTTTAAGCAAATTTTGCCGGCAAAATTCACGAAAAGTTTTACTATTTTAACGTGCTAAAGTATAAACTATGGACTTACTTCGGTGAATGAAAAGTCTATTTTTTTATGTCTGCAAGCTTGTAAAATGCCCGCAGTCGCCTTATTATTTTGCTATGGTAAAAAGCTAGCCATATAAGGCATTTAAAGCCGTATATGGTTATAAACGGTATAGAAGCGCAACGGCAAAACACCTTTATTTTGGTGGTTGCTGTTCCTGCTTGCGCTTTGCCCGCGTAGCTTTTACGCGCTGTATAACAGTATCCCGATTTTGGACGTAGTATTCCCGGTTGTTTTCCGCTGAATTTTTGCGGCGCGCGATTTCTGCGCACTCTGAACAGCAGTATTTCCGGTACACAGACATAAAAGTTTTACCGCATGCTGGACAGATTCGGCTTGTTTTTTGGTTGGATAACTGCAACCGCCTGCGTTCATTTCCGGCGGCGTCCTGCCGGCGCTTACGTTCAGTAGCACAGGCAGCGGAGCAGACCTCTACACCCTTGCAGCTTAAAAAGCTTTTGCCGCAAATGGTGCATTTTTTCATTTTTGGCATAGAATACCCCCTTTTATATTTTAAGATAACACAAAAAAAGCTATAAAAATAGCCTTGCATTTTTTTGGTATATATGATATTATATTTTGCAAATGAAAGTTTGCGATGTGTGCGGTGTTTTGATAAACCGTAACACGTGGTGTATTGAAATATGTTTTATATTTCGACATCATTTAGCCGCACACAAAAGCCCCGGAAACAATCCGGGGCTTTTTTATTCTTCTAGAAGATACTTGTATGCCCTGTAAATTTCTTGGGCTTTGCTAATTTCTTTTATATTCCCAAAAAAATTTCGGAATAAAACGGTGTCGGGTTTTACAAACACCGTTACAAGTTCGGCTTGCCGGTCGTATTTGGAATATTTTTTTCTATCGGCTTTTACCCTACGATAAAAGTCGATACATGCCCCCGTTGCTTGCTTTTGCACGTCTAGGCAATATAATTTATTTCCGAGTTTAATTGGTATATCTCTTGTTGTTCCATACGGCAAGTTGCCAATGGCGACATTGCCGCCATTATTTAAATTAATAAGTTCCATGCTCGTACCCCTTTTTTTAATATACATCTGTTATTTTAATATACATCTGTTATTTTGTATATAGTTTCATGGCATTTATTTCTGCTCGATACCACCTCTATAGTAATAGAAATATTTTTGTCATACACTTCCAACGTTTGCGCGCAGGAATATGGAACATTCCTAAAATCGCCGGTTTCTACGGCATAATCCGAATAATCCGGACTGTTTCCGTTTTTGTCCAAATATTCAGAATCGAAAGAACAGATTAAATTTTCGTAAAAATTTTCTTCAGTCTTCCATTCTCCAATTAAATTTCTTAAATTTTCGCGGAAGCGTTCTTCCGCCTGCTCTATGGTATACATAGTATGCCCCCTTTCCGGGCTTTTGCCCTTAAAATTTATTTTTTTTGTTAAAAGCAAGCCGGGGAATCGAACCCCGGAAGCTCGGCACCGTCTACCACTTGCGACTATTTATTTAAGCTGCAAATTAAATCCGCAGCTTGCGAAAGCGCTCGCGCTTGCACATCTAGCCATTGTTCGCGGCTGTTTGGTGCAAGTTCTCCGCCCCTCTTGCGTTTTAACTCGGACGGCGTACACAGCCTTTTAGCTATATCACCGTTGTAAATTAAGGAGCTACCGCCCCAGCTATACTGGCTCCAATCGGCGGCGCCATTTAATAAAACGGCTTCTAATTCTAATTTTGAAGCCGGAAGAATTTCTTCTCCCAGATTCTCTACAAGTTCATAGGCGTACAACAATACGCCTTTGCCCCATGCGCTTTTTGCCTTTCGGCTTTCAATTTTTTTAATTATTTCATTTTTTTTCATTGTTTTTTACCTTTGCCCCGTGTTATAATGAGGCTACCTTTCTTTTTTTGATTGGTGGCGGTTGTTTGCTTTGGTAGAGTTGCAACCGCCTTTTTTATATTGCCTTTCGACATTGTTATAATAACACATTAATTACATAAATGCAATACATAAATGCAATAAAATTAAAATAATATTTAATTTAATGCAAAAAATTGACTTTTATTGCAATATGTATTATTATATGTAATAGCATTACATTAATGAAAGGCGGATAATATGGATAATATTGAAATGTTAGAAAAGTACAAACAAAGGATAAAACGGCAAAACGAAAAAATAAAGCAGGACTACGACCGTGCGAGCGTAACACTCCCCAAAGGCACGAAAGACCGTATACAGGCATTGGGCTACACTGTAAACGGATTTTTAAATTCTGCGGTATTGGCAGAGCTGGAAAGGTTAGAAGCAGAAGCACCGCAGACAGCGCAGCCGGAAGCCGCAAAAGAAGAACAGCCGGAGCAGGCACAGCAAAAAGCAGACGCGCCGGAAGATGTCGAAGAATTAAATAACTGGCTGCACCAAATACAGCAGGAAAACGAGCAAAAGCGCTTGCAAGAGGTCGCACGCAGGCAGGCGAACGTAGAAGCAGAAAACGGCTATGATTAATAAAATAGTTGCCGTTTAAAAAATTAAGCTATATAATCTATACAGAGCGGAACACGAACCGCCCGGCAATTTAATATAGCACGTAAAAAAAAGAGAACAGCGCCCCCTCGGCGGTTCTCTTTTTTGCTTCTTTTTTATTCTTCGGAGTTTCCCCAGCCGGAAAGCGTGCACGGATTCCCGTTGCCGTCTTCCCATCCGCCCGTTATCGGGTCAATGCCACTGTTTAATTCAGCGGTGCAATTTTTATAGTCCGCGTAATCTCCGCAAACTATATGTCCCAAAAAATCCCCGTCTAAATTTACAGAGAACACCGCCGAGCCGTCCCCCTCTACCGTTATGCCGTTTTTAAATTCCCAATATTCCATATTTTTATACCCTTGCGGCAGTATTGCCGCCCTTTCTTTTTTGATAATAGTATTATCGCACCCACCTAATATTTTGTCAAGGA